TTTTCATTCGTTCAGCAACATTAGAACATTTTAATTATACAGGTTGATTAGTTATCTTGTCAAGGGCCAACCTGTCTCCAAGAACTCGAACCATTAGATTTAATGTCCTTTGGTGAGGTCTTTGTTTCCAACCATACCACGGTTTTTTCTTCCCGTCAACATATGGTGGAGTCTGACCAACATGATAGTATTGGTCAGCAGTGATATCATACACCTTATCGGTGGTGTTGTCAACTAACCACCAGTGTGCTTCATCATGATAATCGATTGCAGTTCTCTGCTCAAGGACATTTGTATCCATTAAGTGGAAAAGAGCCTGTGAGGAATGATAACAATGTCCAAACATTGGATTAGTTGCATTCTCTGCACGATATTTTTTAGTAACTAGTTCTGGTGTCAGATTACTAGCAATAGATCCCATGACGGATTCAATCTCAGTCATGGGATATGGATTGTAAGTTAATGTTCTAGTTTGAAATATTACTTTGTTTCCATTATAACGATGACGTTCAACTGTTTTCATTCACTTTCTTGAGGTTTCCGCTTTGAGCCAATATTATATTTCTGCTCAAGAATCCATTCGCCTTTGTCGCGATATGCAAGAACCTTGATTTGATTTAGAGGTGCGATGTCTGCAACAGCATCTTCCTTTACTACTGAGATAAGTCCCCAGTCTGCTAAGAGACGTGTTATACGATTACGACGCTGTACGTCGTTCACAGTGAGGTTCGCTCTCTTCCCATCAAGAGCAAACAACTCCTTAAAGTGAACGATAAAATATCTTCCTTGCTTATGCAGGATGTGACAAGACTGGTAGAGTTTCTTTTCCTTACGGGACGCAACTCCAATTCTTGTTAATGTCTCGCGGACCTTAAGAAAGTCATCTGGTTCATTCAAAAGAACTTCCACCATTTGGTCCTGAGACCACTCTACCGTAGGTTCTACAGTATTATTCATCGAACTCCTCCAATATCAAGTCGTTTTTTAATAAAATTAATCTGTTCGTTTGTCAGGATTTTCAAAGCTTGAGATGCTTTTTCATTACTGTATCCATAATACTTTTTGATACATTCTAAGTCCGTGACTTTATCCTTACGGAGCCAGGGAGAAAATCTCTTCTTTTTCCTCAGACTATTTAGATAAAAAGAATATTGCATATCTTTACTAAGAAAGTTATACTTATTCATCTCATTTGCAAACATTACACAGTCCAAATGTCCTGATAGACAACGATTGATAATGTATGGAGGATATTCCCTAATGTGTTCTGATAGATCTTCTTTATTAAAGTTGATTGAATTAAGCCAGTCTTTGAGTTCCATTATCTAATAATTTGAATGTCATCGTCTTCTGTCCAGAGTTCAACCTTTGTTCTGAACCTACCTTCTGCTTTGAGTTTCTCATATCGCTTGGTTGCTTTTTTCTTCCACCAAGCGATGATGTTCTCAAGATAAAACTTGTCCCAATTAGGACCACGAATCAACTCCTCTTGCTCACCAAGAATTACTTCTTTGACATTTGAATATCCATATTCACAGAAGTAAGTTCTTTTCTTTTGTGTTAGGGATAATGCAGTCTTTATCACTGAATTAAACTGCTCTAATTTCTCATCCATCTCATATTCTTTTAAAGAATTGCGAGTGATGGAAATCATCTTTGTCTGACGTTTCATCTTTTTAGATGATGCTTTTTTATCAGTCAGAGGTTGATTGTTATTCCAAAAAGTAAACCGATCATGGAGACGGTGAAATGCTTCATCATGGAGGAGAGGCAAGAACTTACTCTCAGTCAATCCCTTGTATCTCATGAATGGTTTGAGTCCATCATACTGCGAGGCATCCGTAGTAGACCCATAGAGGGACGTAGTTTCAAACAGAGCAATGTCTTTCTCAAATACATGATTAAGAGTCTCACGGGCATAGTGAGAGCAGCACAGGAGGGCAAGGAGTTTACCACCAAGGTAGTTGTATCCAAAGGGTTGAGATGGAACGATCACAAATCCCATGGCTGCATGACGATTGAAGATTGAAAGATTCGGAGATACAGAAATCAAATTTCCTTTCTCATCTTTTTTACCATCACCCAACCACAAGTTTCTAGGTTTAGAGTTAATAGTAGGAGATCCAAAGCGAATAAATCCAAGACAAGTTTGAGTGTTTTTCTCAAAGATCATCCAACGCAATTCTCTACCAGGAATGTTACTCTCATTATTATGAGAAGATACTGCTCTCAAAAGATTGCCATAGTGTTCTTGTGGCATTGAATGATGAAAACGAGCACCAACAAACCTAATGTCAAACTCCATCTCTTGTGGATGAATATCTTCATTGAAGAACTCATCATGAAGTGGTGCAAGAGAACTTGTAGATTTGATTACTTCTTTTTTTACAAAACGCAGATAGTCCTCAATATTTCCCATCTCAGAGAAATACTTGATAAATTCATCAGCAGCCCAAACTGCATCATAATCAGATAAAAGCATTACACAATCAATTTTTTGCTTGGAGTTTGAATACTAGAATACATCAACTCATATTGCTCTACAACCTCATCTTGAGTTTCAGCAATATAAACAATATACCTTCGTGTAATTTCTACATCAGTATCCCTACCATTAAGTAAAGGAGACCAGGGAGCAAACCCCATTTGACCAGCAGAGGTAGGAATAGCAACAATAGGATTACGAAGAACAATAGAATCTTCTTTTTCTTCTACAAGGTCAGTGATAACATCTTCACCAGACCACATACGAATCAGTTTTACATTCATTAAATTAGACCTCCAGGTTCAACAATAAATTCAATTGATTGCATCATAGCATTAATACTGCCTGCCATCAACCTATATCCAGTTCCAACATACAATTGTCCCAATAGGACTGATGCTGTAGCAGTTCCCCAAAAAATATAGTAAAACTTTGATTTTACTTGTGCTTTAGTTTTTGTTTTCATACTCTTTAATAAGTCGTTCAGATTGTTTCCTATCAATCCCACAAGGGGCATTCTTAAGGCATCTAATGATAACCTCATTATCGCATATGGTGGGTTTGATTGTAAACCCCCACTTGTCAACTTCACCTTCTATAGGTGCTTCGCATGGGTCAAATTCATGTGGCATTATACAGTATCTTTGTAGGTAATAGTTATTTGTTTATATACTTCATCTCTATTATCGCTGTTATATACACGGCAACGTTCTATCTTAGCATCTAAGATCTTCACTACATTATCTATTTGCAAATTAACTACAAAATCTGTAAATTCAGGAGTGATTCCTATTTTATTAGATCCTGGTGTGTTAAAATCATCCATTGTCAATACCTTTAGGGAAACTTTCAATCTCAGTCAATTCATAATCCCAGTCTTCCATGACTGTGTTGGCAAGGAATCTATCAGAAAGCATTTCTAATTCCTTCTCAGCATACTCTCTAGTCTCTGCTTCCAACCAAACATCAACTACTTTACCCAATCTAAGTTTTTTGATATTGAGTTCTGATAATCTCTTACAGGCATCTCTCACAGCATTACCCGGTGAGTCATCAACTTGTGATCTTAGACGGATGAATACTAGTGCTTTAAACTTCATCATTATAATATGCAATAGTTGCGTGAAACTTATCTATAGGATCAATTGTTTCTCCCAATGAACTTCTTATTCTTACTTTCACTTCTTCATTACCAATCTCTTTCAAGATCTGTCGCAATTCATCATCATCAAACTTGACATAATAATTATTGTAATGCTTCATTTAAATTCGCACTCCACCATAAGTTCAGTCAGACATGCCAGCATATTTATTTCCTGATCCGCAACAAATGCCATTTGATACTGATACTTAGCCAAAGTAAGCACAGCAGCAGGAATACTATTCGGAACCATGGAATCATAACAAGCATCGTAAATACGACGCAGTAGGACAGCAGTATCATTGTCCAGGTTATTGACAACCCATTTACGTACTTCGGGAAAATCTTTTTCCTTAAGTTTCTTAACCAAGTCATTTACTTTTACATCACTAAAGGTTGCAAGAATACCCGAGTCAATACTACCAGAAGAAGAATACCTTTGACACTCATTCAGAACACGTCTCCAATCAGGAAAGTGTTTGTTAATGAGTTCTACCAGGACCTTGTTATCATATTTAACACCTTCTGTATCCAAGATTTCTTGGATACGTTTGAAGAAGAGGGCTGCAATGGCAGG